TTTCTTTTTAATAGACCACACACTTTATTGAAAACCTTGTCAGCTTTAATAAAATTATCTTTTACCTTATTTAAAGAAAAGTTCTCAGAGGAAGCTCCAACGGGTTTTACGTTTTTGGTTGATTGGGGGGTGTGGGTTCCTGGGGGTCTTCCCGTTTCTTGCGGGGTTTTAGGCATTGGAGCTTGTTGCTCTTGCATTTTATTAACTTGTTTTTCTTCTGATTTTAAATTTTTATCAGCAAGATCCATTTGCCCCTTTTGAGCTTTATCTGCAAGTACGCCTTGAGTGTGCGGTCCTCCTGCCATGGGTTCGTAATACCCTTTCTTTTTGAGTTCTAGATACTTCTTTTGAGATTCTCGAGACTCTTTACTGTCGGGAAGTCTTCCAGTTTCAAGAGCAGTTATGCCCTCTTCTGCAGTCAAAATGCCAAGTTCAATAAGTCTGCTATATATTCTAGTTACCACATCATCGTTTTGTAATGAAATTGGTTCAAAGTGTGGCATGGGATAATTTTTAAACCCTAACTCTTTGGCGATTCTTTTTATTTCTGGAGCTAGAAAATCATTTATAAAAGCCTCTCTAGCCTTATTAAGCCTCGCTAAGAATAATTCGACTCTACTGTTTTGATTTGCGAACCTTTCCCCAACTCCAGTTATTATAGCATTTAATCCCATGGTGATATCTCTATCTACTACTTCATACTTTTTGGGATCCAAGAGGTCAGCAATTTTAGGAACGACAAATTCAGCTTTTGTTGTATAATCTGCGATTAGAACTCTACCTATAGATTCGTTTTCAAAAAGTTTCTGCATCGCTTCTAAATTCTTATGGTTTATGCCGCCCTTATCTGGCTCCGAACCCATAGTAACTAAAAGAATTGTTTGCTGCATTGTTCTAGTGACAGCCATATCCATCTTTTTGAGCTCGGCTTTCCAGTTTATATCATCCAAAACTGGATAAGCCATGGGAACAGCTAGGGGCTCATAGTCCTGCCTTTTATAAAAAACCGCATTTAGTTTTTCCATATCCAATGGAACAGTAACAGCACTATGCCTTTGTTTGATTAGGCTTTTAACCTCTTTCGGCAGATTATTAAATACTTCTCTGTCTTCGTCAGTTTGCGGGTCTTTCAGCCTAAGTAATTCGTAATCGCTTAGTACCTTATAGTATTTTCCAGCCGCAAAAGAAATGTTTCCCCCCACCTGAATATCCGCGGGGTTTAAAATAATATATCTAGAAGGAATTACATAAGTTAGACCAGCATTCGAAGTTCCGAAGGTCTGTGTCATTTTGTTTAAATCATTTTTTTGTATTTTTGCATCAAACCTATAAAGAAAGACATTTCCAGATCGATAGTACTCTCTAAAAAATTTATCCTGCAAGCTTGATAGATTTACTTTTTTAAATAGGGCGCTAAAAAAATCTACAGACTTCTTGCTTCCGCCACGGAGAAATATGTCACTCGCAGAAAATTCCGTCATTAAGTCTATGGCGTTTCTAAAAATAGCAAAATTATAATATGCTTTTTGGCACAAAATAACCGCATCCCTTACATCTATGTTTGCAGTACTCCCATACCCGCCAGTATTTTTAAAAGGTACAAGCCCATTATCTATGTTTGCAAATCTATCTGTACGCTCTATGCTTGCAGACCTATTTCTTCTAGTCCTAGTAGCCGTTGCAGCGGTAGATACGGCGGCGGTAGCTTGTGAGGCGCTTGAAACCATTAGCGGCTCACTAGAACTATTGGACTTTTTGGTTCTTTTGGTAGCTCTTTTTGCTGGCGCTTTTTTCGCCGTTGCCGCTTTCGTCTGCTTTGGGCTATTTTGACCTTTTTTCATGCTTTTTATACTTACACTAATTTATAACATTCTGGGTACAAAAGTTTGTGGTTCTTCTGCTGGGGTTGCCATCATATCATAATAGCACTTTATAGCCCAATTTGCTAACATTAATGTGGTATAATTATCTTTTCTAGCCCTATTTGCCGAGGTACTCTTCCTTAGGTGTAGCGGTAAATCAAATGTTTGACTACCTCTAGCTGTACTCTTAACCTCAACAAGGGCACACTGCTTTTTTGTTTGATATACCAAAGCGTCTTGATTTTCGATAAAGTCTAAAAGGGATGGCTCATTTACGTGGTCTAATTTTACCTTGGAGTTTGAATATACATTAAAAGCCGCCTCATTACTTTGCACCCTAGAAGCAAACCATATTTTTTTATGATCAATTCGAGCTTGAAGATGTTCATTTGACTTTCTTATAAAGTCGGTTGTAAAAACTTGCTTGAAGCATACTTTACCGTCTTGTTTATTATATTCCCTTCTAGACTTCCTAATTCCTTTGTCATAATCTGCGCCTTCTGCGTCGCTATCAAATTCAAAGAATTTTAAATTGATTTTATCACTTTTAAATAATGCATTTTCGTTACAGCTATCTATAAATTGAAATCCAGCATTATCAATGCATATCATTTCGATATTAAAATGAGTCATCACATGATACATATACTTGATGTGATCTTTAAGGTCACCGCCAGCAACAGCATAGCTGTGAACCAACGTACCAGTTTTCGTTTCGTCATCTAATTCAAGAACGGACATTGCAAAATAATCAGAAGAAGGACTATTACTAAAGCTGGGGTCAATACCCATTATATATTTTTTATCTTTATCTCCTATTATTTTTGTAGTTGGACTTTCTCCATCTGGAATGGTGCATTCGTGCATCTTTTTCGCACTAAAATAACTATCACTTCCGTCAGTAAATTGAGCACAATATTCTCTTTGGAAAGATGAATGACTTTGACCTCCGCTTTGTGCTTCGTCGATAATCGTTCTATCTATCATATGTTCTGGAAGAGATTCGTATCCCATTTGAGAAATAAAATATTTTGCTTCTTCGCTATCGTTTTTGTCATAGATTTTCGCTGTCCAGTCTTGATAGGTTTTAAATAGATTTTCAAAAGTATAACTGGCAGATGATAATGCTATCATTTTTGTATCATTTTCAAAAACAGTTCTGTCCTCCTCCTTCATTTCCCCCTTTTCTATAAGCTTATCTTCTATTTCTCTTACCTCTATTCTTTCTTTCATGTTTTGGGGCGCAACCAAAAACGGCATAAGAACTGTTTGGATTATATCTTCTGGAAGAAGAAGGTACTCATCTAAAACCAAAACGTTTGCGCGAAAACCTCTAATCTTTTCTCCGTTTAGCGGAATGGCTGTAATTGACCCTCCATTTATCAACCATTCAAACTGGTCGTTTCTTCTAGTTTTTGCACCAAAAGCTTGAGCTAATAATTCTGCACCCTTAGATTCTACTATTTTTTCTAAGTTGTTGAACACAAACCTTGCAGTTCTAAAAGTCGGACCAGCTATAAGAATTTTAGTTCCAGGATTAAATATGCACTGTAAAAAACAAAAGATTGAAGCAATAAAAGTTTTCCCACAACCACGACCCCACACGCACATTGAAAAATTTCTATTCATTAAGGCCTTTAGTGTTATTTCTTGGTAGGGAGCTAACTTAACTCCAGAAATCAAATCTGTAGTAAGCCCCAAATTTGCCCTTAAGAATTTGGCTAGGCTTATCTTAGCTTCCTTGTTATCTAAATATCCCTTTATGTTAAGAAGCTCAGCGTTTACGCTTGGTATGTCTTTTTTATATTTATCTGGACAATACCACATTATAAGACCTTACTGTCATATGCGAGTTGTAAGTCCATTTTTTTATACAAACAACCGCACGTAAATATTTTTTCTATAATCTCTGAGGCTTTTTTTCTTCCGTGAACAAATAAAAATTGTATATGGGGATATTCTTGGATAAGATCCCTTACATTCCTAAAAATATATTCTGGGGTAGCCTTAGTATTCTTTTTATAAACGTGGGGCAGATAATTAAATGAGAGACAGTTCGAAAGAGACTCCTCAACCAATACTACTAAATATGCATCCGCGTCTCTCGCTCTCTCTATTTCATTTTTAAATCTTTCTAGTCCACCACTCATTGTACCTATGAAGTCACCTACAGATTTTCTTTCTATATAACAGTTACAAGCCAGCTCCTTGTTACTTAAAGCATAGTCTCCGAACTTCAACGTTTTGACTTCTGTTTCCCTTTTAAATTTTAGTGGTTTTTGTTCTCTTGTATCTACGTAAATTTTATATTTAGGGTTATCATACTCTGAGCCATAAACAATATTATCTATATAAGAGTATTTATTTTTAAGACCTATCGACTTACACAGTTCATAATAATCTCCTATAATCTTGTTATAAAAATGAATTGGGGGTATCATTACAGATCTTAGTTCGACTTGGCACGGTGAATATATTAGGTTTTTTTTATTTTTTCTTTTCGTAATTAAGTCTTTGCAATATTCTACCGCTTCGTTTTTTGGTTGGTCTTTAAGCCACATTCTCATATTCGTCCTGCTGTTAAAGTCTGTGGAAAAATATTGATCTTTGTTTTTAAATTTGATTATGTCCCCAGTGTGTTTGTCATATCTTGGATATTGAGTTTGATAATATTCTACCATTCTGACCCCGTGAACTTTTAAATGTGAATGTAAGCTTCGGTCAGTATTAAACTCTTTGTTGCATATTTTACACAAACTACCCATCTAGTACCTCATCTTCTGATATACCTAAGATCCTTGATTTTATTTCGTCCATGGTGGAAAGATTTTTTACCTCTCTTTTGATGTCTTTTTTTCTTAATTCCGCTAGGTCTATTAATTTTTTTCTAGACTCTTCCTCTTTCCATATCTGAACTAGATTTATAATGCTTGCATTTTCTTTTATTTGATTTTTGAGGCGGTCACTTCTTTTTTCCTTCAGGGCTTCGAGAAGCTTTGTTTGCCTGTTGATACATTGATTGTATTCAGTTTGAGATTTACTTATGGATTCTACGAGAGACATAGATATTCTTCTACCCTCTGTATCATCTGCAGCATTGTCTAAAAGTCCAGACAGGTGTTCTATTCTTCTTTGTATGTTAGAAGCTATTACAACTTCTGCGGATAATACGATATACTGATCTACCTCTTCTTGGGTTAAGTCTGGTTTGTCCCACGTATATCTAACGAAACTACTTTCAAACAAGTCTCTATCGGTTTGGCTTACGTAGTTGTTAATTTGATGTAAGAATCTATAGGTATTTAAATATCCTATAAATTTTTCTATATCCTTTTTTATTTTGGTGTTTGTTTTACTTTTATCTATAGCTTCGTGAACATATCTGTTTATTTTAGATATGGCTTTATCAATAGTTTTCGGCGGCTTATACTCCTCCATGGCAATTCCTGCAGTATTTTGAAAAGATTCAGAAACGTTCAATGTGTCTGTGTATTCTTTTACTGCTCGAGCTTCTTGGCTCAAGTTTGAAAGCTCTTGGTTATCAAATAGTATTCTGGCCATTTCGACGCAACTCATCATGGTAAAATTATTTCTGATATACTCTTTATGCTCTTCGGTCAATGTTATCTTTTTAGGTTGGTAATCGTGCAGGGATCGCGCTTCTATTTTCCTTGTTGCTAAGAATGCTTTAACTAGTCTACCCTCTTTTGTTCGGCCATCTAAATTTTGTCCAGGAAAAGCGACATTAATCATTTCCTTGAGAGAGGGGGGATTACTAGGTCGAGAATTCCACTCGTTTAAAATTAGATTCTCTTGATCGTCCGTAAGGCCGTTTTCATTGTCGGGCCTACGTTCATAATAATCTTCCCCAGATGAAGCGTGTAAATCCATTTTAATAAATATCTATTTCATCATTTTCTATTGCTTTTTTTGCCATAGAAACTATTCTTTTCTTTACGTTTTTGATTTGTTTATATCCTGGTGACCTATTTTTTTCTGTAGTTTTATATCCCATTTTTTTTGCTACTTCAAGTTCAGATAGGTTGTCAATATATAAATATTGATAAATTGTCCATTCGTGCGGTTTTAATATTTCCTCCATTCTTTTATGTAAATTTCTGCTGCTTATTTCTATATCCAAAGATTTATTATTGGCTATGTAATAAGTTTCTTGGGTCTGATTTTCTAAAGATAAAGCAAATTTAGTTTGCAGTCCACTCTTTTTGTTCTTTTCCCAATTTTTGTATAACGGACATGAAGAGCTTTGTTCGCCATATATAGTACATCCTTTTTCTCCAGATACCGCTTCACACCTATTACAAGGTTTAACGAAGTTACTGTAATTATTTCTAATTAGATTTTTTATTTGATTGGTTATGATTGTTCTAACCCAAGGTTTTGGGTTTTTTGTTTGGTCAAAAAGGTGCCACTTCTTATAGATATGAAATCTAAGAATTTGAGCGACATCATCATAGTCCATCCAACTAATAGAATCTAACTGCCATTTAGAGCGTCTTTTTGCGATTTCGACATTTATCATGTCAAGACAGTCTTCGAACTTTAACTCTTTTGATGTGGTCTTTTTAGAGCTTTTTTTTCTGCTCACTTCTCGGGCTTTTTCCTTATAGATCCAGCTTCTTTTTGGAACTGTTGTTGTACCTCATCCTTGTTAAACTTTTTTGGTCTTCCCCTTTTTCCTTTTATCCCTAAATCTTTATTGCTCCATTTTCTTTCTGGCGAATTTATTAAATCCTCTAAGGTGGGGGCTTCACCGTGCTGAGAATCTATTTCTACATCTAGACCCGTCATACCTTCGGAAGTAAAAGGCATGGAGCTTTCTTCATTTTGTTGAGTTTGTGGTAACTGCGGAGATTCTATATTGGCGTGTGCAAATGCTGTACCACATTTTTGACAAAAATTAGGCTTTTCAGACGCATACATATTAGCATGCCCACATTTGGTACAGTAAATCTTTAGCTTCATCTTTATATTATAACAAAAAAATGAAAAAAAACTACACATTTTTATACGGGTGTAGTATTATATATGAGGAAAAACTCTGTTATGACCTTGGCAGCAATAAAATCAGCAGCCAAAGAAATAGGAAGCGTCACATTACCGTTGTGCAAGCATTCTGAAGAAAAAGTGTCTGAAGCCTCCATTCAGGCAAATCACCTCGCTCAAGAGATTCATAAAATCACAGAGCTTATAGAGCAAATGGAAAAGTATAAAGATTTAAATTAAATCTGACTCTATTGTAAAATTTAGATTTGATTCTTTATTGCTAACACTTTCAATAACTGTTTTTATAAACTGAAGTCTATTGCTATCTAGCATACCATAAGAACTCTCTATCCTTTCTGAGTTTGCCCTTATTCCTCTCCCGTAACACACAGGAAAATTATAAGTGTTTTCGTTAAAAATATTTTTATTAAATAAAGATTTGAAATATCCAGAAGAGTGAGAAACGGTCGACCCCAAATCACTCATTAATACGCAATTTATAAAAGGGGAAATAGAAAACAGGCTTGCTGCCCCTCCAATTGCTGAATATTTAATATTGTTATAAAGGGAGCATAACATTTGATAGGTTAATAAATATTTTGATCCTTCGTAATTTAAGATTATCTCCTCTTGGAATCCCCGTTTCCACATTTTATTTTTACTTGCTACATATACTGGTACATCACAATGTTTAACAACCCAATCCATTAGTCTACTTTGTTGCCTTAGTTGTCTAGAGTATTCTACCCACATGCCGTTTGAAGGGAAAGCGTTTTTGTTTTCCAAGAAGATTTCAAGACCCCTTGCATCTATTAACATTGCTTTATCTATAGCGTTTTTATAAAGTTCATGTAAAGGTCCGTGTCCACCAAAACAGCTACACGCGTCTTTCAAGTCGCAAAGGTTAGTCCATTTTTTTATCTTGTACTTTTCCCAAGCGTACCCTTTATCAAATCGATATCGGGTAATCTTACTATTGTAGTATAAGTTGTTTAAAAAATCTTCACCAGATTGAAAGGGCTGGAGTATTACGGTGTGGCCTATTAGAGATGCTATTGGAAATAGATTATATGTAGTATATATTTTGACTTTTATATTATTTTTATTACAATAATCAAAAATATAATAGTATCCAACGTTGCCACAAGATTCATTATCGTATAACAAAACGTCAATTTCTTTTTCAAAACTTTTTTGGGGAAAGAGGTCTATCTCATACCAGCCGTCTTTTTGCTTGTATTTTTCTAAATCTATAGTTTTAATGTTCATTGTATAATTAGCGAGCTTAAATTAGCATTTCCTCTTTCGCTTGTCAGACCCCTCATTACTGTTTTTATAAATTCTGTCCTGTTCTTGCTTAGGGCGTCGTAAGAGTGCTTGGCGGAATCCATCTTAAGCTCGCAGGGAAAACAATAAGTATCCTCATTAAAAATAGCCTTATTGAAGAGTGATTTAAAAAATCCCGTTTGGTGAGAAACGTTATGCCCACTATCAAGCATAATTGCACAATTAATAAAAGGGGCTATTGAAAAAAGACTAGCTGAGCCACCTACCGCTGCGAACTTAACATTATTGTATATGGAGCATAACATTTGATATGTGAGAAAATATTTATGTCCTTCATTCTCGTAAACCACTTTTTCAAGAAAGCCATTACCGCCAAACCTACTTTTACTTGACAAAAATATCGGGGTGTTAGAGTAGCTTTTTATTAGTTCCATTATATTAGCCATTGGCCCCCGCCTACCTGAGTATTCGATCCACAAAAGATTTTGAGGAAAATGGGAGCCCTCTTCACTAAATATATCAAGTGCTCTTTTGTCAATAAACATGGTTTTATCTTTAATTGAATTAAAGAGAGTAAGTAACTCAAAGTGTCCATAAATTCCAACGGTTTTTGCAACATAATATTTCGAACCTTTTGTCCAGATGTCCACATCGTTAAGCCATCTCATATTTTTTAACCCACCTTCATTGGAGCCTCCATCTTCCCAATGTGTTACGCCATACTTCTCCCAAGAATATTTTCTATCAAATTCATAAGTTGACTTTCTCGACAGACACTGTTTCAGCCAAGAGTCTGCGAGTAATGGTTTTTGCAAGATAATAGTATGACCGAGCAAAGACGCAATTGGGAACAGATTATAAGCCGCATGTACCCTAACTTTTATATTGCGAGCATTGTAATATTGGAAAAGATAATGATAATGAAAATTTCCATAAGATTCACTTCCGTACAGTATAACATCCACAGTTCTCTCAAAGGATCTTTCTGGATATAAATTTATTTCATACCAGCCATCGCTTGAATCCCTGTGGTCTTTTAAATCAATCGTTTTGATTTTCATGTTCGTTGATGCTTTTGTGGAATTCTTTTAGTTCGGTTTCAATAATAGCTAAACGATCTAGTTGTACTTTTTGATCTTCTTGACTTTTAGCCCAAGTTTCTTTAATCCATTCTTTTTCAAACGAAAATTCATTAACAATAGCTTTGTGAACATATATCGGGTCATGATACCAAAGCGCTGGCCAAGGTTCATTTAATTTTATAACCTTTTGTGAGTTTGTATCTTGCATCATTTTCGTAAATGGGTCATCTCCCATTTTTGGATGTTTGATAACAATCATTGGTTTTTGTAAAAGGGCTGCAAGATGCGCGGTCCCAGTATTATTTCCTATATAGAATTTCGAAGACTGTATTAGTTCTACTTCTGAATCTTCGTCGGGATATGTCCAAGAGTAATACTTAGCTCCAGGTACCTTATAAGAACTTTCTTGTTTTCCCAGTATTGCGTAAGATATCCCTGAAGACTCTAACATTTCCCCCAGTTTATTCCAGTGATTCCAATTTTTACTGCCCCTTCTACCCCTTTTTCTTGGACCGATCACTACATCACATTTTAGACCCCTTAATTTATTTGGTTTTATTTTAGGTACTGATTTAGGTATGGTCCCGTCGTATTTGGATAAATCTACGATTTCATGATTGGGATATTTTTCAGAAAATATAGATATTAATTTTGATTTGTCTTTTATGGAGTCTTCGTGGTGATTGTCGCTCCACCCTCGTCTATTGTCGTCCGAAAGGGGATTCTCCCAATCATAAAAAAAATCAGAAGCTGACGGAAAGAATAGTTTTTGGCTGGGCTCACAACAAACTATTTTTTGGGGCGCTTGTATTTCGTGAACTAACCTTATATATCTAAATATAAAAAAACCAAATTCACCGTAGTGTGGAAGTATAACAATTGGTTTGTCAAAACTGTATTTAGGCATTATGTGATATTGTCTGGTCTAATTGGGGGCGGCTCTTTCGGTGGCCATTCTCCTATCTTTTTCATATATTCAATGAGAGCCTTATAATAAATATCTAATCTCCAAAGTTGCTGCCTAGCGCTATTTAATTCATCTTCTAATTTATTGATAACATTACTCTGTTTCGTAAGAATATCAAACACTTCAACCATTGTATCATCCTGCTCCTTAAGAAGAGTTTGCTGTGTTTTTATTATTTTTTCTGACTCGTTAATTACTATCAATGTTTTTTGATTAGCCCCAAGAACAGCTGCTTTAGTTTTTATATGTACAGAAATAGACCATAGTCCGCATAAAAGCACGGTTATACATGTAGAATATACGGCATTCTTATTTTTTAATAGAAAATTTAATGTTTTGTTACTAGTTTCTACAAACTTTTCTTTTATTTTTCGTAGGTATCTCATAGCAACAATTACACTTTATTATACCTCCCAAGGCCGTTTTTAGTGTAATCATATATAGCAAAAAATGCTTGGCGTACTAAAAAACAAAGTAAAAGAGATAGAAGCAGAAGCAAACAACCTGGACCTCCCCATCTTATGGCAAGATGCACTTCAGGATAATTTAGCTATACTCACAAATCAGAGCGCTGGTAAAGTAGTTGCTCTTTTCGCTGTTGAAGACGATAACCAAAAACATACGTTCAAAGCTTTTGAGCTAAACGTAAAAAAATGGTCATGGGCTACAGCAGAAGGTTTCACTCCCCAAGAAATGTATGACAAGATGGGTAGTGATATTTTCAAACCAATTTCACTTAATTTTATTTTAGCTAGTCTTTCATAACTTTTTAATAAACCCCCAACTAAAGGAGTGTTACTATGCATATATATACCTGTCCGTATTGTCCACCGAGCAAGCGCTCTAATTTATACATCACGAAAGATATGAACACCCATTGTAATTGTGAGAAAACCATATTTAACAAAACAAAGGGGTGCGAAAAGATAAAATACAAATGTAAAGAAATAATGGAATGTAAGTTGTGTAGCTCAGCCTTTAAAATAACTAAGAAGTTTCTTGCGCAACAAAAAAGGAAAATAAAAGATGGATGATTACGTAGCAGTATACGGATAGCCCGCTAAGTGAATATCCTGAGGCATTCCAGTGTCAATCGTCATGTAATTGTCTTAATTTTTTGAGCATAAATTTAACAATTTCTGAACGCATGACGTCGTCCTCGTTGAACGAAAAAGTATTTATCCCAAATGCTTTACTTTCTTCATCAGAAAAAAGTTGTCTTAAGGTTTTGTATCCGCCAGTTTTTCCAGAGTATAAATCTGTTTGCATAGGATCTGCAAGGATGAAGCATCTGCTAAAATGACCAAGCCTAGTTAACACGGTAATAATTTCCTTTATGGTGGAGTTTTGCGCCTCATCAAAAATTATGCATTTCGCATTCCAGTTCATTCCTCGAGCGTAGTTAACGGGATACATTGATATCCTTTCATCCTTCTCCAGCTTTTCTATTTCTGGCGTTGGAAGAAGTTCATCAAGCTTTTCTAAAAAGGGTATATTATAGAAGTGTAGTTTTTGTTCAGCGTCTCCTGGTAAAAAACCAAGTTTGCTATCTGAGCTTTCTACAGCAGACCTAATGTATATAATATCAGAAATGTTTTTGCGGTCTAAGAGCTTAAGAGCACAGTATACAGCTAATGTAGACTTTGATGTTCCAGCTGGTCCATTTAGAAAAAATATCCTATTATCTTTATCTAAGGCCGTATCTATAAATTCCTTTTGTTTATCTGTCCACTCTAAATCTCTTACGTTTAATTTATAGTTTAATTTATCTCTTTGGTAAACCTTAGGTCGACTTGAAGTATTGGTGCTTTTATCTTTTTCTCCCTTGGGAGAAGCTTTTTTTCTAGGCATGTACTTATTTACACTTTATTTTTTTAATACGGAAGCATATAGACCCTCCCACCAATTTTTTCTTCTAGTATTTTCTGAATCTGAAATCGGAACACCAAGCTCTTCTTCGTGTAGTATTTTTAGGTTTAAGTTTTTGATCGCTTTTTGGGTTCCCTCTTTAACCCCGTCCCACCCATAGTCATCTACGATAAAGATAAATTCATCCTCTAGGGCTCCAATATTAATCATATGATCTAGGGCTTTGTATTGACTTTCTGTTTCATGATTACCGTCATAAAAATAAACATTGAACTTGGTGTTATTAAAATCTTTTAAGGCGGTTTTAAAAATGTTCTTTTCTATGAGTTCAATTTTTTGGGCGGGGTCAAGATAATCTTTACAGTTTTGAATAAAAAATTCTCTACGCACACCAAACTCTGACCAATTATCTACAGCGTAAGCTTTTTTAAGATTGTTGCCACAAATCGCAGGTATAAAGGTGGAGCCAAACAATACTCCGACTTCGACATATTTAAGTTCGCCATGTGATAATATTTTATTTAAAAGTTTTCTTATTTTGGTTCCAGAAAATCCACCTATTTCATAAATCGGGTGAATGGGTTCTTCTGTATCTAAAGCTTTCACCTCGCTGAGTGAGTTTAATAAAATCTTGCTTAGGTCCATTATGTTGACTATAATATACTTATGGATCTTTGGCAAAGAAAAAGTTTTCAAGTACTAATGAGCTATTACAACGCCGAAGACTATATAGAGCGAGCGATAGATAGCATTGAAACGTCCATGAAGGGGAAGGATTGGGTAATTATATTTTGTGGGGACGGAGAGCAAAAACACACAGAGTCAATCATACAAAAATACTCCAAAATAAGCTCATCTAAAGAGGTGATACATAATGTATACCCAAAGGCAATAAACGTCAGCACAGCCAAAAATAGAGCCATTAAAGAGGCCCTCATAAGATCTGGGGAATACCCAGGGTTGCTAGTGATTGACGCAGATGATGAAATGTTACCAGAGAGGCCGCGACTCATAGAAACGGCCATAAAATACAATACTCCATTTAACGTTGGGGCTTGGGAGTATGAAAAGGGAGAAGGATTTAGCTTATTGGATTCAAAGTACGGAGCAAGGACACTTGGGTTTACTTCATGCTGCACATTAATACATGAAAGCATCATACCAAGAAATGGAAGATTTTTTTACGACAAGGTTATAAGCTACGGAGATGTAATAACTTGGCACTATCTAAGGACAATAAAAAAGATTAACCCACAAGCCCACGAGGAAGTAAATGAGCCAGTACATAAACATTATAAAATCCCAAACTCAATTACAAATCCAACCAAATATAAAACATTGAGAAAAAAAAGGATTATTTTCGACAGGCTCAAGGGCGATCTAAAAAGGGGTATAAATATTTTTGATAATCCACCAAATTATAGCGAAGATAGTATAGATATATGAGCGTTAAAATTTACTACTATACTCGGTTAAATGGACATACCTGTTGGGATGTATTTTTCGTAGACGAGTTAAAAAAGAGTTTTGAAGACAGGGGGTATGAAGTAGAACTTTTTCATAAGAATGAGTGGCCTTTAGTTAATGGTGACGCAAATAGTTTCGGACTCAAGAGATGTATTATTGTTGACATTGGATCAAAATTTTTTATAATTAATCATCACGATAGATATTATTCATTCCTAGCCATAAAAGACCAAATAATAAATCACAAAGACTGTATAGCCATTTTTCAATGTCAATACAGAGAGGCCCCGCACCCTAAAGTTTTACCGTTTACCTATCTAGAGCAACACAGGGGCAAATATATAGAATACAAAAAAGAATTGGGGTGGAATCCTAAAAGTAAGATTTTACATTGCAGAACAAATATTCATTCTAGAGATGGTAGAAAAAAACGTAGACATCTTATTCCCCTCCTAGAAGATATTATCACTCCATGCCTGACTGTACATCCAGATGATTCTAACTTGGATATACCGAGACCTATGATGGAAACAGTCGATATGAAAACATTTATGACCGAGTTAACTGAGTCATATCTTGCTTTAGCGACGCCAGGAACTGGGAATTTTTGTCATAGAGAGTTAGAGTGTTTTGGGTTAGGGGTTCCTGTATTAATGCCTAGATTAATAAATGTTTATTATGATCCACTGATACCAGATTATCATTATGTTTCAGTTGACTGTAACTGGGAGAAAGATAGTGATGAGTTTATTTCTCAAGCTATAAGGCGTAGATATCATGAGGTAATAGATAACATGGATATTCTAAAAAAGGTAAGCAAAAATGCAAAAGCATGGCACGAGAAAAATGTAGATGGCTTTTTCCATATAATTGAAGAAAATATCCTTTATTAGCAGTGTATACATAAGATATGATGCCAGATCATATCGAAGACCATCTTATATTCCCAAACGACATAAATGATAACGTAATTAGTCAGGCTTCTAACGGAGACCTCAGAATAGACCATTATCCACACAAATCACGTCAAAACCGAGTCTACCTAGGAGATATCATCTGGATAATAAATTATCTTGTTTACATCGCTAAAAGCTCAAAATCAAGAATCAATAAGATTACATTTGTAAAGAACGAATTTATGCCATTACAATGGACTTACGCAAATTCGTTTGTTCAAAACAGATTTAAAAATGAAGAAAAAGAAAACACACCAGTATCTTGGGACAAGTTAAAAGATACATTTGATTCTGTAATGAAAAATAATGAAGAAAAGTGGAGATGGAGTAACTTCTACTGGGAGAGATATAGACATAACTATTTTTGGAAAACTCTTGAAGAGCTTATTGAGATAATAGACTCTCCTATTGAATTAAGATGTATAATAGAAAATGATTGGACAAAAGATAGTCGCACAAGTCTTTACCTTGATGGTTATAGTATGCGTGACGTTTTAAAAGTAACTCAACACAATCGCCACTGCTGGAAACAGGAAGCATTATGGTTCTTGTTACTCAATAAAGATCTCCCATTACTAAAAGCTAAAAAAACATGGAAAAAAGAAAACCTAGGATCAAACAACATAACACACTGCCTTAGAGGTCATTCAAACAATGCAACTCAATATGAACAATCAATATTAGCTTGCTGCAAAGATAAATCCCTACACGCCCCACACAATCTTAAAGTGGCTTGGGGAACGCTCAGCGGCAAATCCCCAAGTCATTATGATATAAACATGCCTGAACCCATGTTCGAGGGATCTCTAAAAGAATGGCTCGAAGTAATGTATACTTCAAAGTATTATATAGGAGCAGATACAGGTATAAGTCATCTAGCAGAAATGATCAACATCCCTACTCTTATCTTGTACCCAGGCATTCTCCATCATGCACTTAGGGGAAACTATGACGAAAAAGGAAAATTTTGTTCAGATAAAACCAGTAATCAATCATGGACAAATATGTACCCAAACTCAAAAGAAGCAATCATTAGCTGCGAAGATGACCTATGCCCCGTAATCGATGGGTTTGAGTCCCACTTAGATCACTGGGCATGGGCCAACTCGCAAACGGACTAGTTCACTCTAACATTCACTCCTTTCTCTTCTTCTTTTTTGTTTAATTTAATGTGAAGTAGTCCATCTTCGTATTTAGCTATGGTAGCATTAGGATCAATTTTATTTGGCACAGACCAGTGTCTGGAGAACTTACGTTCGCCCTGCTCTGCTTTAACATGGAGTAATCCATCTTCAATGTTGACATTAATGTTATCCTTGCTGAATCCAGCTAAATTAACCTCAAATTCATAACAATCATTATCTTCTACATGGTCTAAGGGCCAATCAAAGAAATCATTAAACAAGTTACCAATTCTATTTCTATCTCTTAATGTATATGCAATCATGCTTTGTATAAAGCAGGAGGCGTGCCAACCAAAAATCAAAGAAAATAGGGGGTTTTAGCGGCGATTGTGTCACCGTGTCACAGTTATGTACCTGTCACAGTTGGGACACTATGTCACGGGTTGCTATCTTTAAGTTGATAATATTTTTTATAGTACTCTAGAATGATTGGAAAACTTGAAGATGTCCATAATTTAAATATGTCACGCGATAGTCTATTGGGTTTATGTAGCGAATAACCCCAATTTAGGAAGTGAACAATCTTTACTTTTTCTTTTTCAATTATAGGTAAATTCGAAAGTACTTCTTCCTTGGTATAATAAACATTATATTCTCTTCCCATAAGACCCACCCCATCTGCGTGTTTTTGAATATTGTGTTCATTTCTCCAGTCTTTACAAATTGAAAGATCAGAAAATTTAGCTCTTAGTATTGTTTCATCCATGGAGCTCCAAGTAGCCTTATTTGTTCCACGTAAGCTGGCAATTTTAATAAGTTCTGTATATAGTGCGCGGTTTGGGGTAATCATCATTACACCACTGTTAATTGAGAAGACGTCTGTTTCTTGTGTAGCGCTTTTTGCGAAAAGGTAGCGCTCTTCTCTTTCAAATACCTCAGAAACATTATCAAGAAGCATACAGTCTGCGTCCATAACAAGTATTTTATCATATTTTTCAAGACCGAAAGCATGAAGTTTTAATAGATTGCTCCCATTCCACCTTTTTTGACTAGGTCTACAATATGGACAGTTAACTACTGGGAAATTAATTGTTTTTGCACCAAAAGTTTTAAGTTTTAGTTGATTTTTTTTATTTAAACCTTTTCCATGCCCTACAATGATGTCTTCTGTATGTCCATTTTCTCTTATGGACTTAACGAGCACTTCAGCAAGGTCTACATAATTGTCATCTGTAACACAAAAGAAAGCATTCATTTTAATTATTATAGCTTTTTTTGGTGTTTTTTTTATGACTTTTTTATTGACCTCTATATGGTACCCTGCTATTATTAGCGGACATGAACACAGACAAAGATAGTAATAATGTAATCACACAGGGCAAACCCCTATATGCACGAATTGTAATGCTCCTTTTGGCATTCAATTTCATCGTTAATGGATATGTTCTATATCATTTGACGGAATTGCAGACGGAACAAGTTAGCTCCACCCAAGTACAGGGTGAGTGATTCCTACTCATGTACAGCCTCGTCGTTTAACAACTTAAGCGGCGGGGCTAATTTTTTATTTTTTTATTTTTTTAGAGAAGTCAAAAAGTTCTCGGGGAGACTGAAAAGTACCCCCTCCCCCCAAAAAATGAAACGCTAACTCGTTTGAGATTTCAAAAAGGGGGGGGAGTCCCACCCCACTTACAGTGCGGCAAGGTCCTCCTCTGTTACCTTAACTAGTGAGTGATTGTCTCGACCAAAGACACGCTCTGGCTTTGGTGTGCCATTAGGCAAAAGACCACAGGCATCGTAAAACCTAGGCTTGTCGAAGCGTGGGTTATCCTTCGCGAACTTCGCAGCGGCGAGGATAGCGAGGTGTTGGGGTGGAGTGCCATTGCTTGCGGCGTTAATTAGTGATGCGACAAATTCGAAATGTTGTTTCGTCATAATTTTTTTAGTTGTTAAGGGTCAGCCAGTCGATTGCTTCAATGAGTTGTGCTGAGTAGTCAACGGCTACTGCAAAGCCAAAGACTGTGAGGGCAACGAAAGTGATGGGCTTCACCACTTCATTAATGAATTGTTCGGTTTCTTGTTTGTTCATAATATAAAAAGGTTGAGTTGGGTTGAGTTAGTCGCCGTGATATGTTCCCTTGCGGTAATAGTCGCAGCGGTCTTTTTCAATGGCTGCTGTGAGTTCGGAATGAGTCCAAACCGTTTCAGTAGTGCAATCGGCGTTGTGAGCCACAACGAAAGACTCGAAAGCGTCAGCCAATCGGATCGCTGCCTCAAGTCCTTTGTGGGACTTGGGGAACTCGCTGTTGCCCGTGTACTCGTCAGGAGTCCAGACGCCATAATAAGGAGTTTGGGTTTCGCCGCGCTTGGCGAGGCGATAGCGTGGGTTTTGGTTTTTGTTTTTCATATCGTTCTTAATTTTCATGCGAGTAGTATAACACACTGGGTGGGACATCCGCTGTCCCACCGCACAATTAAAGGTGTGAAATCATCATCCAAATCATCAAGCCCCAAATGGCGACCATCTCCACAATAAAACGAGAGGTTGGCCAACTGTCTTTTGTTTCGTTCGTTGTTTTCATTGTTAAGAGAGTATCAAAATTTTAGTCTTTTGCCAAGAAAAAGTTATTCACAATATAACTGAGACTCGGTCTCATTGGCATGAAATCGGCTGCACATATCGTGCCAAAGTGTTGATATACAGTGCTTTATGTGGATTGTGAGTTTACATAGTGCTTGTGTCCTTAGGGGTTAGCGTCAGGGGTTAGCGTGTACGCCTACCATCCACAAGCATGACGCCCTAGGATAGTAAGCGCAACACCAGCAAAGCCAATAAGCAATGTGGTCATGTTCTTCTTATCTGTTTTGTATAGAGAGAACAGGATGAGGCCTACGCCTATGATGGTTTCGAATCCAACGTGTAACATATATGTCCTTGGTTAGGGTTAGTGTGTGTGCGTGTGTGTGGTGCTACCACGTCCACTGTGTGGTGAGCATACCATGAGCGACTACAAAGCCGAGGGCAATGATTGCGCCAATGAGACCATCTAGCAAACGAGAAAGGCCGCGATCAATCTTTCTTTCATGCTTTGCTAATACCTTGTTGAGTTTGTCACCCAGTTGCTTTGTGGCGAATGGGCTTGCGTTTTGTATGTTGTGTTTTTTCATAATTATAATAAGGGTTGAATTGAATAGGGTTAGTCTCTGCATCGAATGTCATTGCCATAACTATCTTCGTAGTAGCCTTGTACGTTCCAATAGGTATCGTAATTCTTAACGCGTTGCGCTGGCATCTCTTTGTGAGATGGTGCTTTAGCGTTAGCGGTGAATGTGCGGTGATCTTCTAGGTGATCTTGAACCTCGTCTTGGTCTGCATAGTGGCAATCTTCAAATTTAACCAGTTCACCGTATCCCTCACCGTCATAAGTCTCTAACCAGACACCCTGACAGGGTACGATGTTGACCAAGCGGCAAGGTTGGCCAGTGTTTGCGTTGATGTAAATGGCTCCGAGTTTTAGGTTGTTTGCTTTCATATCGTTTTTAATTTTCATGCGTTCAGTATATCACAGGGGGTGGGACATTTGTAGTCCTACCGTTAATTTATCTCAATCTTTTTTATGGTGCGCTTTTGCCACTCTTCGTCGTCTCTTCTACGCCACAGGCTAAATCCTTTGTTGTTTTCCACAATGCGGCGAGCGTGTTCTTTGTCTCGTGCGCTAATGAATACCGTGCTGTCGTTGTCAAATGTAACTTCGAAGGTCGTCTCTGGTAGTGCTGGTAGGTTTCTCATAATCTTTAATCTCTCACTCTCAATACAAAGAGTATACCTGATTTTTACCAAAAAGTCAACCCCTAAAATGAAAAAGTTATTCACAATTTAATTGAGAATCAGTCTCAATCGGCAGCCGACTTCGTGCCAAAGTGTTGAAAAACAAGGCTTTCCTGGCAACTAGTTATTCACAAGCTTTCTTGTGTAATTCTTTTTCGTCCTCCCAAATGTAACCAAATGGGGCCATGATGTAATTAAGCTCATTGCCACGAGCTATGCTTGCAATGTGTGATTCAATCTCTGGCATATAAACGCTTCCCCATTCGTTTTCAAAGCCCATGACAAAACCAAAAGCAACGCCTTCGTTATCTGCCTTTTCCAAATAATACTCCCAGCCATTACGCAGGATGATGTGTTGATATACTCCAAAGGCTTGGCTGCCTTTCACGTTTGGGTCGATGATGTTTCTCATTTTCTTTTTTTTGTTTAAAATTCTGTCTGGTCTTGTGTTACTAATTCAAATAAACCTTCTGGAAGGTCTGCACCGTTTCTTGGATCGTTGTCTACGAGTTTGCGCATGATCTTACGAATAAAGCTTTGCTTTTTCTCTGCTACGTCATCCGCGCTAACTTTGTCCATGTCTTCGGGAGTGTCAATATCGATTCCTACGCAAATAATGTCTCTGACGTTAAATCCTAAATTGGTGAGTGCAACTCTAACAAATCTTGCGTTGCTTTTTCCTCTTGCTGTGAGAATGTCAAATTGCTTTCCTGAATCTCTGACTAACACTCCGAGATGAGTCAAATCAGATTCTTTTAGGTTTAGAATAGCAGCGGAGTTGTGAAAATCAAATAGGCGGGTGCTGCTTCTATCCTCTACGATAAGAGTGCCGTCTAAATCAAATATTGGTTTGATTGCTTCGTTGTTGTTTTTAATTTTCATGCGTCTAGTATAGCATATGGGGTGGGACATCCGCAGTCCCACCCTTAAACTAATTGAAAAAAAGCACTTGGCATGAAATGTGCAGCCGATATCGTGCCAAAGTGTTGAAAATCAACAACTTCCCCCCTTACCACTCGGGATACTCGTGGGCGTCGTGCCACGCGTCAGCCGCGTAAGAACCATAGCCGTCGTCTGCGGCATAGTCATTAGAAGAAGGGCAGCACCCACAGCAAGGTGCATCCTCACACCGCCCGCCCTTGGGCGGTTCGGGTTGTGGCTCAGGCTCATTGGCCCAAGTCGCGGGGCCCATGTCCTCGGTGAAAGCCTCCTCGCAGGAGATACGCGCGTCGTGGTTGGTGGGGTTGCTCATGTCGTTATTCATCATTTGAGTAGTATAGTTGAATTGAATTAAAAGGTCGATAAAAAGTTATTCACACCCGCTTTGGATATGGTTTGGACTCATGCCCACACGCGTCCAAAGGGTCAAGATGGGCCTTGCCATCGATACACTCACGCCGCCACGCGTGTAGATTCAACGGGTGCCATCCCGCGCTACGATAGTCACCATCTTCATCCACGGGCCAAATGATTTTTGATGACCCCATTGGGCTGGTGGCTCGAATTTCAGAGATGGGAAGCCATCCCAACCAATCGCGTTGACCACGCAATAAAACGCGATCCGCAACGGAATTCTTGCCCGTAAACTCACGGGTGACATCTTCAAAGATCGGCCCGATCTCACTGATGCGATTGCGAGTGCGGCGGGTTGCGTTAGGTGCTGCGGTCAGTTTTAATTTCATGGGAGCATTATGACGGAAAATCGTCAAAGAAGCAAGAACTATCCTGGTAAAGTTATTCACAACGCTAAACCCTTGATAATCAACACTTTATGCCAAGCGGGCAGCACATGCCGTGCCATAGTGTGGAAAAACAATGCTCTACAGGTAGGGCAAAATTTCAATATAAATACCCGTTGCGATTATAATAATAAACGCACCGATTAAACAGAAAAGGAAAAAGTGCAAATCTCTATAGGAGTCATTCATAGTTTTTTAATATAGTTCAACCAATGTTCAACGTCGCTTTCATTCAACCACCCCTTAACGGTATCGCCCCAATCAGAAGGGTCAACCATGTGATTGTTGAAGAAGCAACCAATTTCAAATAAACCTTTTTCGCCACCGTATGAAAACCGATGCTTCACCACGGAAACATCATAACCGTTCGGCAATTCCACATATGCCTGAATTGCGTTCTCTCCGTGTGTTGCAGAGACATCCTCAAATTTTAAATCTTCAAATTTCATTTTTTCTTCCCGCTTAACAAGATCACCCCAATAGTCAATCATTTTAAAGCCCTTCTCTAATGTAATTCACTAACCCCTTTTTATTAATGAAGTGAGTCTCTAATATATCAAAGTCATGCTCACCTGTTCCCATGTTGTTAGCGTGTTGCAACGCTCTAAACAAACTCACGGCCTCGTTATATGTCTCGCAGGACTTCGCCGCAGCAAAATTTTGTTTGCGCGTGGTCGGCACTACGTTTTGAGGCTTTCCGCTTTTAAAGATTAGTTGTCTTTTCATTCTCATAATCTTAACCCTCCCAAAGTTCGGTAGTGAATTCACCCTCATCGAGAGAATAAACCTCTTGCCCATCCTCAAGAGTGAACGTCTCAAGAGTATGTCCGAAATCATCAAAATGATGAATGTTTGTTATGCGAAGAGTCTCTCCGTTAATGTTCAACCAACCATCTTCCGCAAGGTCGAGCGGTGGAATAAATGTTATGTTTTCTTTCATTGTTTTATTCATTTTAAATTAATACCGTAATGAGGTCAAGCTCTAAATGTGGTCTTGAACCACGCTGTTAGCGATTGGGCCGAGGCTTTGCTCGGTCTTGGCGAACTGTGTCCGCTCTTGAATCTCACTGACAAAAGTGACATCCAGAAAGGCAATCTTGCCGCTACTGTTAGCAATCTCAACCTCAAGGCTACGACCATCGGCCATGACCTTGCGAACAAGGGCGGTCTTGCCCGCGAACTGACCCACGTTAATCTTCACCTCGTTATTGAGGAGGAGTTGTGCTTCTGTGATGTTGTTGTTTTTCATATTCTTCATGCGTCTAGTATACCATAGAGGGTGGGACATCCGTAGTCCCACCGATTAACTTTCTTGATTCGCTTCGCAATACTTGCGACGTGGGTGAAAACGCTTTGGCGCAAGCTTTTGAAGATTTTTTTCAATCTTCTTAATTTTGTCGGTGGAATGCTTCCAAATCTTTGCCATGTCATTAGTGCGATAAATCGCGGTGCTGCCAACGCCACCAAAGTGTTTGCCATGAATCCTGACTTCAATGTCATTGACTTCTATACCTGTCACCACATCGAAGTTGGTGATGTTCTCAGCAATAAACTCTTGCTCTTTTTTGTTCAGTTTCATTTTCAACATAGTATAATGTAACCCATTTTTACCAAAAAGTCAACCCCTAATCCAGGAAAGTTATTCACAGTAGCACTTGGCATCAAATCTGCAGCCGACTTCGTGCCAAAGTCAAGAAAAACAGTGTTATTCTTCGTCCTCTATGTTGCGCCATTCTTCAACCACCGTGTCCATAAACGCCTCTGGCGTGAGTGTTGTCCTCATCTGTTTAGCAAGCTCGCGGAGCGGAATAAATTCTTCTTGTGCCGCTTCAATATATCGGTCACCCACGCGAATAAACGTTTGAAGGGTATTATCATTTTGTATGATTGCAAAAGGTTTACTCATTGTTGACTCCTAACGCTTTTACCTCTCTGCCTAATTTACCACAACCAAATATAACTGTATCCGCTTTATATATTGGTTCGCCTGTATCTACACGCACAAAGGATTTATATTTATAAGGGTCATATGTAATAGCAATGGCTTCAGTCATGGCATCGCAACTTGGGCCAATGTACTGCCAACGCTGCTGTTCTTCATTCCATCCTTCTCTGCCTTGAATGTAAGCGTGAACATTTTTTCTTTTCTCGTCACGCACACGCTCGTTGCCCTTATCACTCACGCGAAACGTGCAATCCCAAAGCGTAAGGTGACAGGTGTGTTTCTTAACTAAACCATCATCACCTCGCACACTATACACTGGGCCGTGGTCGCCATCGTGTAACTTTTTATTCAGATTACGATAAACTTGTACAAAGCCTTTCATGATTAGAGAGTTCCTTTCGAGAATCCTTTTTCGTCGGTGGTTTCAATCGTACCCATACCGAACACCGAAAGGTTTTTATAGGGTTGATTTAAGGCTAGGTAAATGGGCTTGCTGCTTTCTTTTTCCATTTTGCTAATGGTCTGTTGCGCTAACTCTTTAGCGTAAGGCATTGCACCCCCTTTTACACCCTTAAAGCAATCGGATTCTTCCGACTCATTCAAAAGGCGGTGAAAGTAAATGCTAGTTAAGCCAGAGAGTAGCTTCTTCTCGTTTGTATAGAAACAAGCACGATCATCAAAAATCCATTCGAGTTCATCGTTTGTTCCACCGTGATTGAATAGCAAAAGCCAATCGTTTTTAATGTCTGACCTTTTTCCATTCAAATAAACGAGGCGTTGGTCGTGGTCTGCGAGGTATGTTAGTTTTGTTTTCATTGGTGTCGATTATACAGTATTGAGTTAATAAGCCGAGCAAAAGTTATTCACATTTGCCCTTGTGTTTAGAGTGACGACGAAAAGATCCTTTGCCCTTTTTAACACGGTGAGGGCGTGACTTACTACCCATAAGCCCCTGCTTGTTCACTCGCGCTTTGACTGTCACTTTGATTTTCATTTTTCTAATTCTACTAAATACACGGCATGGTGTCAATCACCAAATGTATTCTCCCATTCTTCGGGAGTGATGCCCGTCTTGATGAACTCGCGTTCATCTGCCGAGAGGTTCGGCATGGCGTTTTGGATAAGCTCGCCGCCCTTCCACGCTTCAATTTGCGCGAGGGTTACGTCTATGTCCATGATGTTTTTGTTGCCGCTGAGAGGTGATTCTTTTTCGATTAACATAAGTACAGTATAACCCATTTTTACCAAAAAGTCAAGAGACAACCTGGCACACCCCGTTAACAACGTGTGAATAACCTAGGGTCAACATGACCCAGGCGGGCAGCCGATATCGCCTAAAGCGTTGCAGGTCAAGCACTTATTAAAGGGTAAATATCGCCGAGGCTTATTTTAAGTGAAATATCGCCGAGGACATTTTACAGCTTAAAGAATTTATGATTGCCGATTATTTTTGTAACCTTCCCTTTTCTTGTCCAATAGTTATTGATTTCTTTTCTACAATAGTGATTTGCGTGACCAGTAAATTTTTGATCTAAAGGCTTACCCTTACAAATTGCCCTTGCTAGTTCTCTAGCATACATCATAGACTTCGACTTCCACAGATAATATAGCTCACTCTCTTTTTTAATCTTACCCTTCCCAGCATTCCAAATGCTGAACTGATAAGGTTGATGACACACCTTTGCTGGCGTGAGGTTACGCTCTGACGCACGTTTTTGAATTACACACCCCACGGCATACATTCCACGTTTTCCTTCACCACGAGCCTCTCCTAATATAGTAAGCGCAACGATACGCTCATCTCTCGTCAACACCTCGTCAGCAAATACTTGCGTCAAGCAAAGCATATAAATAACACACAATAGGCCGAAGCTAATACTAATTCCGTTTTTCATTTTGTTTAATTTGATAATTTGATATTGATTCAATTAACTCCACACTCACAACTAAAAGAAGGAGGAAGGGTAAAAGAAATGTTATTCCGAAATAAGAGATTAAAAATAGTATACTCATTTTAGTATGGCATCGAATAGGGGTATATATCTGCGGCGTTTTCAGACATCACATCTTCAACAGTATAATTAACATGATTGTTAAATACTTGCTCGCGTCTCTCTCCATCCTCTGGTGCGACAAAAGCTAAATCATCTCGACAAGTCTCCCAATCTTCACGGTAAGGATAGTCTGGTAAGTCGCTGGTGGTACACCCGATTTCTGAATCAAGTCGTTCGTCTAATTCAATAATGAAGTCTTTGAATGTATATGTTGTTTTCATCTTTTTTAATAGTAACTCGTAACCAAGTTTATGTCAATTAAAAAAAGTGTCCGTTACGCCACTACGGATAAACTGTAAGATGTCTTACCATCCCTGTCCCCGAAGGGCTATGGAGGCGTTGTACTCAGCACCTAGCATCCGTGGCCTGTAATCCAGCACCACGAAATAAATGTAACAATCAAGTGGTGAGCGTCATACGTCAAGTCAATGGGGTGTCAATTCACCTCTGCACGTTACAAACAACTTTGTTGCCGCCGTCACAGACACGTCATCGGAGCAGTCACCTACCGACATTCTTTTTCTGACTGTTACAAAATTAATGGGTAGTAGGATTGCTGCATTACCTACAAGACCAGTGCACAATACAGTTCAAGTTTACCGATCTACTAACACTACGCAAGTCATACGATTGCACTCTCTCACGTAGCCCTATGCCTTTCCCCTTATGATGGAGGGATATTCAGCCATACCCTTTGTCCAACCGTCGTCGGACAAAATTGTTTAAAAAGAGCGGGTGAAATCCTTCGTGTTTCACGAATAGAATTGCTAGACTGTTATATGCATCTGTGCGACGCTAACACCGCTCTAATTTGTTGTTCCCCTACTTTGTCACGCTGTCTCGCTCATGGCCTGTAACCCAGCACCATCTCATTCCGCTCAAGCGTAGTGTTTTCAGAGAACTAAATTGTCTCAAAGAACTGTTTATATATTACAGCATTACCTTGTGCTGTTCAAGTCTTTTTTTTAAAAAAGTGCCCGTGGAGGGTAAAACAACCAAAACCCCGCCACGGGCTGTGTCAAGGAAACTAACTCGCGCCCACTACACCCACTTGTGGGAGTGTAAATTGCATCCGTTTGTTGTCCCCCAAATAGGAAGTACATTCCTCGTTACTCGCTAGACGCAAATCTTTTGTTTGTACGTCCCGTGTGTTTTCTTTGTGGTGTTTAGTCCACACTCGACGAGTGTTGACTGTCCCTAATACTCGCTCGACTCGTTGCCGTTGGCTGTTGAAATAAAGCGAACCGTTTTTGATTTTGTTTGTGTTCGTCATCGTTTATATATAATAAGGGATTACCAAAAGCGACACAAGCTTTTTTTTAAAAAAAGTACTTGGCATGAAATCGGCTGCCCACTTGCGTAAAGTGTTGCAATACAATAGTTTAGCTCTCGACAACCTCAAGTCTGCCAACACTATTGCCATTGATGTCTCGACACCCTATCATGTCACCCACCCTATCGCAAGACACACCAGCAACTTGCCCTTCAATGTTATCCGCAAGAACTTTTAAAATCCGTGCTAGTTCTGCACTTGGATGCTGCACGAATGCATCGTTATCCATTTGTATGTTTATTGTAGCCTTCATAGTTAAATAGGTTTTATCTGTTAGGTTTATAGAGTAATGCGAACATTATTCCAATTAAAAAAAATACGTATAGCTCAATAGGACATCACCACCTTTCTTATAGTATAGAGAAATACCTAAACGGCGGCAAGCCTTTTTTGTTTGTTGATAGCTGACAGTGCCGCGCTCGCCGTGCTGCCCTTGGGCTGTGTACCATGAATGAGCAACGCAAAGTTTTCCTTTCCAAATGCTGCGTGTGTGTCGTCGTGGTCTATCTCTAAACCTTTTTCCTCTGCCTCTGCCTCACTGTAAACAACAAGAGCCTCTTTCCATCCGTGTAAATCAATTAGTTCGTCATACTTACCACCACGGGAAGCGGTCAACACAAGGTTTTCGGGTAGAGCAAACTGTCTAAACAAATGTAAAGATTTGGAATAAGAATAAAAAATCTTATCAGGGTTGCGCCTTGCGACTTCAATCCACGCTTGTAAATACTCTTTTGTAAAATAGTCACCACCGACATGGACACGCATGATGTCAAACTTTTTCGGCAAACTCTTGTGAATCAAATCGGCTGTGTGTGGACTGTTTTCAAATCCTGCTTTTTCATCTTGAATAAGCGCGGCGCGTAATAGTTCAAAATTGTGCCACACCATGTTACGCAATGACGGATAGGTTGCCTCTGCACTAGCGGCAAAGCAACGAAACTCTGTGTCAGGCCCATCTTTAATCTTTCCCGTTTCACGATTAGCACGCGACAAGCAATCTTTAGCCCCTGGACAAGTGTGTCCCGCTGGGAGTGTGAATGTCTTTAGAGTAAGGCCAAGCTTTTTAATTAGTTTTTTTAGTTTGGAATTAGGATTGCCAAATCTGAGTAGGTTGTCGTTTTTCATCTGTTCTAATTATGACAGGTTTCCCAATTCAACACAAGCTTTTTTTTAGTTTTTTTAGGATGCACTTTGGCATGAAATCGGCTGCACACATCCCTAAAGTGTTGCAAGTCAATAGTTTAAATTAATGCAAAAAAAATCCCCCGCTTTCGCGGGGGTTATGGTTTGGAGGATAAACCGCTTGGCCCATAATACACGGTCACCAGTGGCGAATATCTTTTACTCCGATTTACTGAACTACTCGGCGACTGTTACCGCTTCGTCTTCTATAGGCTCGACCAGTTCGGCGAGTCGTGACGGAGTGGTAGCTGCACCGCGCAACGTTTGATACCAACGACCATTCAATTCAAGACTGCGAGCGTGACCACGATATTGGTGAGTCAAATACTCGGTTCCAGCATTGTAAAGGTTGAAAAGGTTGCGATCCTCATCCTCTGAACGGGAAGGCGCATTCCACAAGCTGACAATACCCTCGCGGATACGCTTTGAAATAACCTTCTCATCTTGGAGATGGTTGAGAATAAACTGACCCTGAGCTTGCGTCAGGTCGTGACCGTAAAGCGGTTGAATATGCTCTACTGCATTGTCAAACCTCGCGATAATGTTCTTGAGACCCGCTGTTACAAACTCAAGGCTCAAGTCAGAACCGCAATGCTTTTTAGTCATCCCTTCTTCTTCTGAAGTTGTGACCATACCGTTCAAACAAGCAAGGCGTAAGATACCCAGCAACCAGTTCAAACGCAAAACACCGTCAAAAGAGTTTTGAATCGATAGGCGCATACCCATCTGCATTCCCTTCGTGCGGTCTTCGCGCCGTACCTCGTTGGTATGGTCGTTGAAGTCGTAAACACCTCTAAACTGACGACCACCATCGTAAACGTAAAACTTACGCTTGCTCCACTTTAAACCCAACGCTTTGAAAGCGTCTTCGGCAACGTTGATCACGTCGTCATTATTGTAGAGCTTGTAACGCTTGCTGCACGTTCCAATCGGTTTGCCCGTCTTCTCATTGATGTTTACAAATTGATCTGGAATTAAGATGCGGTCGCCGCTTGGTAGGGTTGCCTCCATCGGGCGTTGGATTACGGTGTAGTGAGGGTCGTTGGTTTCTTTTATGATTTTTGGCATATCGTTTTTAGTAGTTCGTTGTTATCTCTTAACTGTTCTTAGTATCTCATACTACCCTTTTCTAAACAAGAAAAAACCTGGTGCACATGAAAGTTTTTTTAGTTCTTTTAGTGTTGACACTTCGAGGGATGTCGGCGGGGGAGTCAAGCATAAAGTGTTGAAAAACAAGGCTCAAATGAAGTTTCTTAAAATCAATGAATTTCACATCGGAGAAAACTAGGGTAAACAAGAAATAATTTGAACAGTCAGCCCACAAAAACAAGGCTATGATGAAAAACAATTAAGCTAATTAAAGCCAATCAATTAGGGTAATTAGACGATCAATAAAGACATATTGTGAGCAGCAAAAATCTTTGTCGATCATTCGTGAGCGGCAAAATATTTTGACAATCAAAAATCTTAATTAGTGAGCGACAACATCGGGTAATCTAATTCGACCCATATTTTATTCGCTGACTTTATTCAAGCCCTCTTTATTTAACAGATAACCTCTTTGAAGTTAGTCTTATTTTGGTCGATATTGTTCTCAATCCTTATTTATATTTTACACTGATATCTTCAATATTTCAACTAGTTTTTATTTAAGCCAAATATTTGAAGCATCCCAATTACCATACCAAGTGTAACCACAAGGCCCATGTATATTAAGGCCAATGAAATAATGTATGCCATTTCAAAAAATTTAAACATAACCTAATTTATATTCCCATTTTAAAAAGTCTAATATATCCATTATATTTAGTGCTGGAGTTTCAAGTTTCTTATTCATGTAAACAGAACCAACAAGATGTGTTTTCTTATTTAATATTAAATCATATTCCGTCTCGCCATAATCAATCTTTATTATGCCCAAAACCAAATGAATAATAATATTTACCTCCTCTCCCTCCTGGTTCTCCCCCACACAATGCCATTCTATCTTATTTAAGACTCCCGTATTCATCTTATAGGCACATCCTATTTTGAACTTACCCACTAGCTTCTCGTAGTCGTTCGAAGGCTTGATGACTTTCTTATTTTCCATGACACTTATTTACACCCAAAAAAAAAGCAGGGCAACAATACCTACATGGAATTACGCGGCTGGCTCTCTCTGCCTGTGCGACCAATGCTTGTCGTCCTACTTTCTAAATAATACACTAATACCCTACTCCGAGTCAAGTTCTTTCAGATATTTTTGACCCTTTTGAGTGAGTGTGCGTCCCTCTGGTTTAATTGAGATAAGCCCCAGCTTGGTCGGAAACAGTTCGTAGTCTGCTTGAATACTACGTCTGCTCAAGCCCGTGATAGCAACCAGTTCAGTAAGGCGAGTAGCTTTCTTCTTCTTTAGAATGCGAAGCAAGTTAATCTCTCCATTGGACAGCCCGAAGGGAATGATACCCAATGTGTCGCGCAACTCTTTCCACGCTTCCATAGTAAACTTCTTCTTGCTGTTCTGGTCGAGATACTGCTTGACCTTAACAGCCATTTTTTGTGCAGCGCGAGCATTACCACGAAGGGTCTTTGCCACTTCATACAACGCCTCATCATCAACCGCATAATCCTCAAGACCCAGCATCATAATTTCACCGAGATGATTAATCTCATATTCCTCTAGGTCGATACGCTCCATTCTATCCATGAGCGCATGAAAGATGCTCTGTCCCTCTGTCGTAGCGAACATAAACGACTGACGAGAGAAATCAAACTCAAAGTTGAAATCCTCATAGCTAAATTCGTTTCGATTACGAGGGTTAGGATTTAGAATAGTAAGCAATGCCATTCCAACATCACGGGGAATCTCTGATGCCTCATCAAAGAGAACGGTGCAATCCTTTTGGTGGATGTGAGGTAATACAAATGAATTAAAAAACTGATTAAGGTTCTTCAACCCCGCGCAGTTCAGTGTGATTAGGCGTTTGGGAGTGCCATCACCATTTGCCAAGTTGCGAGCGAACGCTTCTGCCATCGTGGTCTTGCCACATCCGCGAGGTGCGGTAAACATCAGATGGGGAACGATACTGTTCGCCTTGTGACCGTCAATATAAAAGGAGAGCGCACGTTTGACGCTATCCTGTCCGATTATGTTCGGGAAGTAGGTTTTAATTTTTTCCATTTCTTTTACCAATCTTGAATATCAATTTGTAAAGAGGCAGTATCATCATTATCCTCTTTTACCTGTTTTGGTGCAACATTAATCGGCATTGCTTCAGTCGGAAAGAACATATTGCTCCCTGCCACTGTCTTAACTGGTTGTCCTTCTATCCCCGCACTTGCGGCATACTTACTTGATAGAACAACCATGTCATTATCACCAATTTGTTGCTTCAGTTCAGACCCAAGTACCATTACAAATGAATATGAGCCTTTTTTTCTACCTGTTTTCTTTCTCGCTGCCATCTTCTAATTCTATCAAATCACCCAAACCGAGTCAACTAAAAAAACTAAAAAAAAAGCCCCCTAAAACTGGGGGCAAATTAACTTATATTTTTTTATATTTTTAGAATGGTATATTAGGATCACTTCCAGAGGGTACAGCGTGCATCTCATCGTACCACCTTTCAGCTAATAGTATAGCTTCTTTTGTTGCATCATCAGCGTGTCTACCGAAGGGTTCCTCAATGATAATGTTTCTTTTCCATTCAGAATAACCATTTACAGTTTGATTCCATGCTTTCTCATACAGCTTTGCTAATTCAGATGGCATATATTTTCCTTTATTTTAATCCAATCTAAATAATTTATTTTTAATCTAAATAAACTAAAATAAATTTCTATTTGCTAAAAAAACTAAAAAATATTCATTCTAGCCGCCCTTATTTAGGGCTTATTTATCCTGGATATTGTTGCATATTGATTACACTATAATTTTCTCATCTTTCCATAACTAAAACAAGTAAATTTTTATATTTTTTTATTTAATTGAAATAAAGCCCCATGCCCTTGCGGTTATTTAAGGCTGAAAATGCTGGAGGCTGGTTATTTAGGCATAAAAATGCTGGATACTATATTTAAGCTCAAAAAATCCTGGAGATGAATTTACTTTTCAATTCTTCTATAATTTTTATTCCATATTACTCTTGTCATTTCATTAGCAGTATCATGTACCCTTTTTTCACTCCATGTAGGTGCAAAACAGTGCAACATTTCATGTATTAATGTATCTAAATAATCTTTACTCTCTTGTCTTTCTTCTACTTCTATTGTCATCTCTCCAGAATAAGCTAAACCATAGGCTTTTTCTCTACCTAATTTTTTTTCAATAACTTTAATTTTTTTTCTTGGTCTTGCCACATAATTATATACACCTTATGCCCAATTTTGTTTGCTGCTAAAAAATATAAAAATTTATTGACAGAAATATAAAAGTCGCGCAGCACCAATCCCATCTAAAAAAACTAATTAATTAGATGATAATGTATGTCTTATATTACTGTGGATAGGTATATTGCTAACCCCCAGAGGAACCAATTATCCTGTTTTTTGATGTTATTCTCTAAACTAGAGCGGGTTTCTATGAAAATAGCTCTATATGAAAAATATATTAAGCCTATTATTAGTGCTATGAAGAATATCATTTATGTGTCTTTCGTTACAGTGTTCGTTATATGTTAATAGGTTCATAATTATATGCTTTTGTATGCTAAATAGGAGGAGAATGGGGCAAAGTGGGGGATAGTGGGATAAATCAATCCCCCTTCATTGAGTCCAGCAGGAGTTTCAAATGATGAACCATCCAGCTTTCTCCAACGCTTTGCCCTAAATCTCCCCTTTCATGCGCTTCTAGCCTATGTCGCAAATCGTCACATTGCGCTCGATCCAATATGGATTCAACCAGTTGCACTTGTTCTTCTTTAGTCAATGCTCATCCTTTCTCATCAATTCCACTTCTGGAACTTTAATCCCGTCCCAATACCAAGTCCCTTCATACTCCTCATGCACCTTACGTTTGTTATCCATACGGATAAATGAGAAGTCTCCAGACACACCCTTAAAGCACCCAAAATCCTGTATGGGAAGGGTTGCCGTCTTTGGCCGTCCATCATCATAAGTTTGATTAAAGCACGTTAGACGAGCGTGTGTGGCGTGTTGAGGGGGTTTAGGGATATAAGTCTCCCATGCACCCCTACCAACCTTGATATAGGGTTTAGATTTGAATGGCATTAGCCTAACTGCTCCTTTCTGGATTAAATGTCCATCATGGGCGGCATGGGCTGATCGGGCGGCTTGTTCTCAAGCATCCACTCTTTCATCTTCTTGGCCTTATCAACCAAGAAGTCTCTATCCTCTTGCGATTCGACCTTCTGGGAATCTTCCCATGTAAAGCCCAACATCGCAACCATCAACCAGTTTTCTTCTTGTTTACTCATAATTCTACTTTAATCTATTGTTGGTTAAAAATCAAATTCTTTTTACAATTTCTCGAAATACTCTTTTTCTATAATCTTTGTTCCCACAAACTGCTCCGTATAGTGCGGGTAGTCTGTTAAGAATTGTTCTACTGCCGCCGCAACGATAACATTATCTTCCCCAAAAGGGAGTTCATCCTGCAAGCGTGTAGCAATAGCATTAGCCCATTCTTCAGTTGGCACTCCATTTATATTCACCGTAGGTGGATTTGTTATATTCATAATTAGTTTTTATTCTTTTTCCACAAGTTCTCTGCACCATGCTTCTTGCATAGTTCATCGAACCAATCTTCTTTCTTTTTCTTTTCTGGATTACCTTCAGAAAGTTTAGGGGCATACGCCTGTTTATAGCGTCCCTGTAAATTACCATTGCCAGTTACATCTCTGCTCATTTTACCTCCGATACAGTACCGTCAGACCCAATTTCCAATCCGAGATGACGCTCAATCTCTTTCACATCGGTAGTGCAAGGGTCATCAAAATGGTGAGAAACGTCTATGTTATAGGCATCATCAATCACCTCGCCTTTACTATTAATATGACCACCTATTCCATATCCTTCAGTGTTAAAATGGGCTTCCTGCCAATCCATTTTATCTAAAGTCTCTTGTGACTGATGTACGTCGATTGCTTCATACTCGACATAGTATGAGTTTTTAACAAACTCTCCTTTGGGAAGAAACTCTCCTCCAAATTTAGCAAAGTCTGCTTTAGCAACCTCTACTGCTTCAGCGAGGTCTTTAGCTTCGACCTCAACCATAGATGACATTTCCCATGAAACGGGAACCTTGAATTTTAGCTTTTTATTCTTCATCATATACTTCTAATTCTTGGACTTCTCTATCCTGACACTCTTGACACATTAGCACGGGGGGTTCCCCCTCGACTATTACATTAAATAATTCGTGAGTTGGCCTACCACATTCGGGGCAATCAATAGGATGCCTGTAATAAGCGTAAGAGTAGTCATCGTTATTAGTATTGTTTCGCATAGTTTACCGCATCATTAAGATTATCATATACTTTAACTTTATCTAGGCTTGTCTTTAGGTCTTTATAGACAATATAGATAGGCTCTCTACCTTCAGAAACACTAGACGTAACAACCAGATTTTCCGCTCCACTATGTTCGTACTCTATGGTTTCTCTACTATGCCGTATTAGATGATTCAGTTCATCTTCTGAAAGCTCACCATGACTGCTTTTTTGTTCCCTCCAGCCCCCTGCGTCTGGATTGACGTTGATACTATTCTCTTGCATAAATTTAATGTTTACCAGTTAGTATTGTTTTCCACGAAAAAGACCCGCGCCAAATTCTCTTAACTCTCTTTTGTGCTTGTCTAGTAGATTATATAGCTCTTTCTCTTTGTCGGAATTGCTGTCTATCTCATACTCCTCCTTTGCGACAAAGAAAATCTCCGCAAACCTTTCATCGACCATGTGGTCGAGGGTTTTTATTCTTTCGTCTTGTCTTTCCATAACTGCTATCATTACATAATACCCTAAAAAAGTCAAATGAATCCCTAATTATTCATATCTAATAATATATTCTTTTACATCAAGTATTTCGTAATTAAAAGCCTTTGCTTGTGGCTCGTATGCTCTACGGACTGCTTGTGGGTCGCCGCTCCTAAATTGAGCGGCAGTCAACTCCCATCGTGCCTTGCCGTCCTCGTATCTTTTATGAATCCAGTATTGTTTCATAATTTAATCCATGTGGTTATCTCTGTGAGGGTATTTCCTCATTTCTTCCATTAAACTTTCTTCCGTAGGTAGCTTCCCTGCTATTTCGGGACGGTGCAATTCAATCATATCTATGATGTCTTGGCATCGGTCAACATACTGGCTAGTGCTATAATGGTAGCCATCACGCATATCGGGACATCTATCATAGATTGCTTTAATTAATTCGTAGTTTCTCATTGTTAAATATCCCATTCTCCTAGTGCTGCTTCTAATACTTGTTCCATCGTTTGTCCATGCTCGTTTGCCTCTGCCGCCATTGTAAGCGCACTCCACATTACTTCTGCCGCCATTCCATGCTCATTAGCAATATCTAACGTCTCTGCAACCAGTGTTAAATTTGTCGGCTGTTCTTCCATTGGGGGTTCCTTTCTTCTATATGGGGAGTTCATTGTCTACTCGTAATCTCTAATTGCAATGACGTAGGGAAAGCGCGGCACACCGTCAGGCGTGAGATTAAAGAACTTAACCGTTGCTTCCTTACCTATCAGTTCATCTGCTTTCTCTAGTAGTTCCGCTAGGTATTCAAATGAACCTTTTATGTTTGAATTAAATTCCTTACCATTTTCATTTTCAAATTTGAAGTGTTTTACGGTTCCAGTACGATTACCTTCGCCTTCTTCATATCCAAGGATAGTATATTCCCTGTCGATAAACTCCTTGCGCTTGAGCAGTCTTGGTGAGCGTTTATTCTCGTAAGGCCCATCGAGCCTAATCATTTGGCCTTCATATCCCGCTTCTACATAATCTTCATAGCAACGGTCTAGTTGCTCTCTGCCGAGGATTTCAATAGTTTCTACCATCACAAGGCAGTCATGTTTCATCAAGCTCAACTTGCTATACTGTGCGTCTAGCATGGAGGTTCTGTCTGAAAAAGTATCCTTTTCAGTAAGGACATACTTGCCCTCACCAATCACGGGGGCATCATAAATATGATACTGAATCATCTCGGCACTCTCCGCAAGATGTTCTTCTGTGAGATTTTGCTTACGAACGAGGTGAATGATTTTGTTAAAATCGTCTTTGTAAGCATGATTGTATAACTCACCGTCAAGAACAGCATTAGGATACTTCTCAAAGAAAGGTTCCAACGCTTCACTGATGTGAGGTACGGCAGTAATCTCCTTACCAGTGCGAGTAAACAGTCCCTCTCGCATGGCGATACAACGTATGCCGTCCAGCTTGGGTTGAGAGAATACAGGCGCACCAATGCCCTCCTCATCAATCTCAAACATTACTTCCTTCTGACGATTCTTGTTCTTGAAGTCCTGCGCGAGCATAGGCTCATAGAATCTTTTCTTGTCAATGTTGTCCAAGTTTAGATGGTATCCAGCCTTGAGCTTCTTCTCATGTTTAGCTTCGGCCTCTTTGAGTGCCTGTTCTTCTGCTGTGGTAGCGTTGGCTTTGCCTACGTTCTTGCCTTCACAAACAGTCCAGTTGTTAGTGATCTTCTTGCCGTCTGACTGTCCAGATATAGTGCGGAATTTATTCTCGTTTACTTCGATTTCCCAAGTTTGGGTCTTGCCGATTGTAGTCTTTTTGTATAGTGTAGGTAGCTTCATAATAAAAAATCTATTTTTTTAGTTCTTACTCTTTAAGTTTTAATAATCTATTCCAGCCTCTTGTTGCTGCCAATACTCTTTCGTTTGTTTTTTCTGTGAGGCTAACACCTCGATTGCCACATCTTTGATGATTGCTGTTGCAATCATGTCCCTAGCCGCTTCTGACGCAAGGTTTACTTGATTGTCTGCATAACGCTCTAGCACTTTTGTAATTGTCTCTTTCATTAGCAGTCCTCCTTAATGATATAGTCTTTTTTAGTAATGCTCTTGTAAGCATAACCATCACAAATGAAACGTAAGTCTCGCAGCTTTTCGGGCGGCAAAGGCTTAAACTCTGGTGGCCCTTGATATGATGGTTCATCGCATTGAAAGCACTTGCATCCAACTGCGAACAGCGATAATGTAATAATTAGGTACTTCATGTTTATCTTTCTATCTTTTCAAAGTGTTTGTCTACAATGTCAAGTACGTCCTCTTGTAGTGTTTGTTTCCATCCAGCCTCGTTGTCTAGTTGAGGCCAATACCGATTGAAGTATGCTTCAACATCTTCATGTATGTCTGCTTTAACGTCTAGTATTTTGTATCCCATTATACTGTCCTTTTAATTCCTAATGTACCATGCTAAATAAGCCTCGTAGCCAAACCCTATTGCTGCCACAACAATAGCGCAAACAATTAAAGTCCCAATAATAAACATACTTCCGTCTGGTTCTCTCATTTTAGTCCTCTGCTAATCTATCTCTTGCTGCTCCAATTACTTCTTGATAATAATTGTAATCGTGGTCAGAAAGAACTCGATGCTCATGCTTCCAAGCACTCTCCGTATTATACTTCAACCAATCTGACAACGCCCATAAGCCTTTGTCAATGTTGTCCTTGTCTACCATTCTCCCGTTGTGGCTAATCGGGCCTTCTTCTGCCTCTGCTTGAGCCTTCTCGTAGTCTTTGAGAAACTCTTTGTCTGATGCGCTTGCGTCATCACGCGATAAGTATTCTTTGAATGTCATAATTTATCTCCTAATTAAATCGTTACAATAATCTTCAACAATTTCAATCGCCTGTCGTTCAAGGTCGGCTTGTGCTTCCTGTTGAGCATACATGATGTCGTGTTCAGCAAGGGTATTAGCTTTTGCCAATTTTAATACAATATCAAATGCTTCTTTGTTACTCATAATTTAATCCTCCAATACATAGCTCCAGTAGCGGCTATCAGTTTTATCCTGCTTCCTGTCCCACAAGATGCAACGTGCAATGTAAGACGGTACATTCCACATACGGCACATATCGAGCCAGTAGTTTTCAATCTCATTGTAGCGGCGAGCATCTTTCGTTTGGCTCAACCCATACGCTTGAAACAGATGTGTGTCCATGCACGTTACCTCTGCTTTGTTTGGATAAATCATCTCAAGACTAAAAGACACTTTGGCAATTCCAAGGCCGAGAATACTTTTAACAAGTCTGTCCCGAAAGGTCTGCCAGTTGCCGTCTTGGTGCTTGTACCATTCGGGGTCAGACCAAAACTTACGAGCAAACTCCGAAATGAAACGGACGCGATTGTTATGGAGTCCAACCTTTGCCCCCTTAATAACCTCCATGAGCTTCTCGTCATCGTTGAACCACGCAGTCCAATCCTTAATAGCTTCGTACCCAATAACATTGCGCTCCCATGTAGTATGCACCGACATGAACGCAAACAACCAACGCTGAAATACTTCGGTATCGGTCTTTGGTGCTACTGATTGCCAATAATTTTTATACTGTTCGACTTCCTCCTGCTTAAAGGAATTGAACAAGGTATCGACGATTGAGAAATCAATATCTTTTTGAATCTTGTTTGGTTTACCAAGTTCATTCCAAAGGTCGAACTGCTCTGGCTCTCTTTCAATCGTTGGAGTACCGATAAAGTCTAGTTGTCGTGGTGTAGAGATCGTCATAGTTTGTTATAGGTTTTTGTTTAATGTTTATTGAAAATCTTCCCATTCTGTGCGTGGATTATCTTTTTCCCATTGGTTACAGTAGGCTTCGGCTTCTTCTTTCGTATCGTATTCTCCAAGTTCAATTTTTTTTAGTTTAAGCATACGGGCTTTTTGTTTTGAATTTATCATGTCTACTACCCAAGAATCTTTGCCGTTTATGATGTTATGTGCTACATAAGTTCTTGGTTTTTGAAAGGCTTTCATTTGTTTGAAAACCTCCATTAGTTCTTCCCAATTTTCTGGCTTTTTTTTACTCATATTAAAGACTCCCTATCATTTCTCTCACACACTTCTTGAAGGCTCGTACCTTCTTTGCTTGCTTCTCGAAACCGTACTTCTTGTAGTATTGAGCTTTACGCTCAAGGGTTTCTTGAAGATTATCGCTTAACATCCTGTCTAGGTGTTCTTTCTGCTCTTGCTTTTTGTTAGCCATTGAATTTTCCTGTATCTAAATTTACTCCTGCATCATCTACTTTGATGAACTTCTTTTTTTTCTTCTTGTTCTTTTTAATCTCTGGCACTTCTGCCAAAACATCATTTTTGTCTCGTACCTTTTCTTTCCATTCTGACTTTGGACAATACTTCCAGCCTTTTTCTTTTATTAAATTTTCTGCATCTTTATCACTTACCCGCATGATGCTTTTATTCTTTTTAACTGTTTTCATAAAAAATCTATTTTTTTAGTTTATGCGTTTTAAGTTTTAAGAAGTGGGGAGTGACCGCTAGGGTCACTC